TCTCAAACATCTACGTTGTTAGCGATCCTGGTAATCGTGACAACGAAGGTAAGGTCTTCTTGTACAAATATGGCAAGAAGATCTTTGACAAGTTGAACGACCTGATGAACCCTCAATTTCAGGACGAGCAACCAGTAAATCCGTTCGATCTTTGGACGGGTGCTAACTTCAAGCTCAAGATTCGTAAGGTTGAGGGTTACCGCAACTACGATAAGTCTGAATTCGACTCTCCCGCACCACTGCTCGATGATGACGCTGAACTTGAAGCGGTATACAAGCAGGAGCATTCGCTCCAGGACCTTGTAGATCCAAAGCACTTTAAGTCTTATGATGAGCTAAAGACTCGTCTCAACAATGTTCTGGGTCTTAATGCCGCTCCGGCAAAGATCCGTGGTGTTGAACTTGACGAGGAAGAGTACAAGGCTCCGGCCCCAGTCTTCCAGGCGGCGCAAAGCGCGCCGGCTCCAACTGCTTCGGCAGGAGGCGATGATGACGACGAGGATCTGGCTTTCTTCAAACGACTTGCTGACGAAGATTGATCGGTGGGAAAGGGGGCCTTCGGGTCCCCTTTCTTTTTATGCAGCTTTCATTGGTGTATTGGTTTCTTTGTAGCCAAAACGATTTAGATAGTACTGAACACTATTTCTATCAACCATGGTTGGTAAATTTTCAACTGCTGATGAACCGGCCGCACTGATATTTGGTGGCGATATTACAGGAGACGGTGTAGGTTTACTTGCAGCGTCTTTTATTTTAGCAATTTCTGCAGTTTGTGTAGCAGCTTCATTTGATATCAGTTGTGCAAAATTTGGCGCAGCCGTTGTTAAGCTTCGTGCCATGCCTGGACCAACAACTTTTCCACCAACAGTTCCAATAAACTCTGCCATATTTGTAAGAGTATTATCAACAACTTCAGCGCCTTTGTTTACTACTTGTTCAAATGTTGATGATTCTGCAGGCATTCCTGCTCCACCAAAAACAAAATGGCCACCGTGTGTTCCGGCATAATCATGCGGCTTCCATCCATATTTGTGGCCATTTTGGCGAATCCATGCACTACTTGTTCCATGAATATCCATTGCTACTCCTCTTAAGTGAGGAGAATTTGTAGCACCACCAACAGCCGCATTCTTTTGTGGTGATCTTTTACTACTAGCAACATCAGAAGGTTTTACCGCGCCGTTGGAATCTGCCATCATTTTAGCAAATGCTTCGGCGCCTTCTTTACTAAATGCAATAGGTCTTCCATGCTGATCGTTTGCGCCAGCAATTCCATAACCAGCACCGGTTTCAGGATGATTTACTGAAATTACTTTATCTGACGTTGACTTTTCACTATCAGGAGTTTGTTGTACTGGAGCTGCAGGATCTGGTTTTCCACCAGCCCATGTAGGCGCAATGCGTTCCCACCAAGATCTATTGTCTTTTGCTACAGGTTTTGGTTTTGCAGATTCTTCAACAGGCGCAGCTTTACTTTCTCCTGCAATTGGTTTTGGTGCAGATGGTGTAACGGGCACAGCATCAGTTGAAGGTGTTGTTACAGGTGGTACAACAGGATTAGCATCTGCCGGTGGTGTTGTTACAGGTGTTTTGGCAGGTTCATTTGATTGAGGTGTTTCATCAGGAGTTTCTTCTTTTGGTGTTTCGTCTGGAAAAAACCCAGTAAAAAAATCTTTAATTTGTGTTACTGTATTAGAAATAAAAGTTGCAGTTTCTAAAGTAAAGTCTACCATTCCTGTAATGAAGTTCATTACTGGATCGTATGCCAATAGACCAAGACCAAGAAGGCCAAGCATGCCAAGTCCACTGCCTGAAGAAGATTGAACTCTCTCGGCGTCCTTAGTTTGTTCTAATCGATCTTGGCGTTCTATTCTGTCTTCTTGAGCATTTAACTTACTATTTTGATACGCAACTTTTTGATTATCTAATTTTTGCTTAAAAAGATTGTCCATTATAGAAAGTTGATCTATAGCGGCTATAAGTTTTTTAGAATTTAGTTCTGGTTTTTTGTCAGGAACTGCGTTATCATTTGCAACCGCTCTGTTTGCGTTTTTAATATCATTTTCGTTCAATAGAACAGAACCAACAATACCAAAAGACTTGGCAGTATTGGTTGTATCAATAGCGGTAATAAGAACTTTTAATGCCATTACGCAGCCAACTTATAATGAGCAAGATACTTTTCAATCCCGCCACTTCCAGGATAGTTTGGATTTATGACAGAGATAGAACCAGTTGGTGATGCTGACTTTAATGTTTGGGCGGCAGATGGTACGTTTATAGCAGCAGATTCAGTTTTCTTTTCACCCATTGCAATTTGGTTTTGAATCTTATTTGATTCTTCTGAAATAAGTTTTGCAAAATCTGGTCCAGTTGAAGTAAGATTTCTTGAAACACCAGGACCCACAATCTTGCCACCAATATGTCCAATAAAGTCAGCAATGTTTGTTAGAACTTTATCAGCGCCGTCTACAATATCACTCATTTGAAACCCGCCTGCAGAAGAAGATGGACCGGCTCCAGGCGCGTAGTATCCTTCTTGCTTAGCAATGGATTGCATCAATTTTGTTTTTTCACCTTGATTTAAATCAGTATATTTCTTATTAGGATCTATGCCAGCTGTTCCAATAACTTTTGATGCGTGCGTAGGATCTTCTGCCCATTGTCCTAGTGTTTGTCCAATTGGTCCACTTGAATATTTGTCACGACTTAACTGAGCGTCCATAGCAGCAAATCCAGCAGCGGCTGTAGGAAACACTGCAACAGGTGGACCATTTGTAGATGGAGAAGATCCGACTGCGCCTAGAGATATCGCAAGAGGGCCATACATCATATTTCCAGGATTGTTTGTTCGTGCCGCTATAGTTCCTCCACGGCGTTCTGTAGTTCCATCAGAATATGTTACCGTAGTATATCCTCGGCCGCCATCAATTACACCGGTGATAGTCTTATCTTGTGATGTAGTATTTGGTTGTGTTGATGACGGAGCAGTACCACCAACTTTTTCTCCACCTTTTAATTCTTTGGCCATTGCATCTGGATCGTATGCACCAGGATCTGCTTCTATTCTTTTTCTGGCATTTACAGAATATGCCCATTTATCACTGGCGAGGGGGCCATATGCATCTAAAATATCTTGATATTTAGAAGGTAGGCTGCCTGCCTTATATGTTTTACCATCTGGCAGAACATATCCTTCGGTAAAACCTTGTTCATTCATAACGGCTTTCATACCGTATTTTTCAAGGCCTTTGCGCTTTTTATCTGCTTTACTGTACGTATCTTTCATGAATTCGTCTATATAAAGCAAGCCAGCAAGTGTTACTCCCGCAGATCCTGCAAGACGTAGTACTGCAGGAGATAGCAGTGCTTTAGCTAAACCCGCCAGACTTCTAATGCTTTTTAAGAAAGAAAGACCGCGCAACCATTTCCAAGCAGTAGAAAATGCTTTAATGGCTGCTTTAAAACCTTTAAGCAGTGCTCCTAATCCGAGTTTAGCAAAGCTAGTAACAAACCCTCCTAACACACTTAGAAGAGTCGAAAGGATTCCACCTTTTGATTGTTTTTCATTATCATTTGCTGCGCCATATCTTTTACCAAGATCATTAAATATATTATTTTGTTCGATCTTAGCTTCTCTTGCGGCAAGAGCATTTTCTTCGTAGACTTTTCTATCAAAGTCAATTTGCTTTTTCAATGTTCCATTAATTGAAACCAGATACTTAACAACATCTGATAAAAGCTTTTCAGTGTTATCTGACTTTGCTTTGTACGAGCTTTTAGCTTTTACTGCTGGTAAAGATCCACTACCAGCAATACGCTGTTGCCCAGCGCTTGCGGCCATTCCAAAGCTAGCATAGATTATATTTGAAGTTTGTTTTTTTGGTGACTGGTCTTTTGAAGAGAGTATAGTAGAGACTCCAGCCGCGATACCGCTAACTGCTTTTTCTCCACCTGAAATAACACCTTTTACAGCGTCTAACAATCCCGCCATTACTTCTTTCTACTCTCTATTTCTTGTTTCTGTTTTTCTAAAAATTCCATTAACATGTCAACATATAGATCTCTTTCATATGGAATTAAGCTTTCAATCTCTGTAATAGAATATTTATGATGCTGAGCCAAAGAAAATACCATCGAATAGTATCTTGCTAAGTCTGTGTGACTCAGCCCCACATAAAAAAATCTTTGAGATTTGTTAACTCAATCTCCCTGTCGTTTTCAAGAGAATTTTTGTACTTAATAGTATGTTGAAGTTTTGGAATACTTTCAAAGAAACCTCTGATCTTTTCAAATGTCGAAACGTCTAAGTTATCTAAGAATTCAGAGATCTCTTTTTCAGAATAATCAGTTGCTGGATATACACTATCTGCATCGTAAATAACATCAATACAGTTAACAATGAAGAACGTCATGAGTTCTACTTCACTATTGATATCACCCATCTTATCTGTAATATCAGCAGTAGGATATTTCATCATCATTCCTACATCATCTGTAATTTCAATCTTTGAATTTGCTTGATCTGGTATATTTACTTCGATCTCATCTAAATTTAGTTCAAAGTCATAAATCTTTTCATCTTCAGTATCTTTATATGATAGTTTGATGATGTTATTTACAGACTTAGCTCTAAGTTTTAAGAACAAATATTCTAGATCGAAAATAGCTAGAGTGTCAATATTCACTTCACTTTGAATACAGTTTCCAAGAATCTGTTTAATTGCTCTAATAATTTCTGCATCATTTCCACTTTGTTGAGCAATAAGCAGGATTTTTTCTTCTTTCACTAGGAATGGCCGAAATACAATTTTTTGCTGCGAAGACGGAATCACAACATCAAAAAGCGGCTGGTCAATTTTTGGCAAAGTCATTTTAAAAAGTCTCCATTAAGCTGGTGGACCGATTCTGGTCCCACTAAGATTTTTTGTAGTAGTTGTTCCCACCGATTCGCTTGCGCCTGTAGGTTTCGGTGGATTATTATTTGTAGCGTTTGGTGAAGAAGCGCCAACAGAACTTTGTGGGTTTTTCCCAGGACGTCGGCTATAATCTTTCTTGTTTCTTTTTTTGTTTTCTTTCTCGGCTGCAGTAGCTTTTGCATCGGCCGCAGCTTGTGCTTCAAGTTCTGCTTCAAGCTTTCCATTCAAAGCACGAGGCGTAAGTGTTTGCATATCAGTAAATGCAAATGTTACAGTTAGTTTTTGTGCTTCGTTTTCCTGTGCATACGCCAAATTTTGAGATTGAATATTCATAGGAAAAACATCATAAAGAATATATTCTGTAACAGTATATAGTTCTCTATCATAGACTCGAACTCGAACCATAGGACATGTATATTCATCTTTGTAACCAACTTCATAACCAAGATAATTATCCAATCCAGAACGGTCAGAGCCAGTTAACATTTGCTTGCCACCTCTGGTTTCATAATTGACAATCGTATTCATCCACTGGTAAAAGAAATCAATTAGTTCTGATCTTTTATCTACCAACCAAGTAAGAGTCAAATCATTAAACTGCATTCCATATGGCACTTTTTCAATTGGACCATAACCGTATCTTCTGATATTTTCTTCTTCTAAAACTTGTACAGTTGGTAACACTGCCGATTCACAACGAAGAATTAGTTTGTTTGAATTATATCTTACAAACTCTGTGAGTGGAGCGTTTGCTTCAGAGCCAAGTCTAAATGGAGCAAATGTTACCAAATAACTATGTGTTGGTAACATATCATTTTTATTAATTTCAGCTTTAAAACTGTTAATATCAAATCTTTGAGTTTTTGCTGCGGTAACAATGATATCTATTTCTTCAGAAAGCGGATCAGTTCTTAATGGCGCTACAGGTGTTTTTGTTTCTGCATTTGATGGTGCTTCAGACATTACTTTCTAATCCCTAGTTTTCTCTTCGAATCGTTCCATACCTGAGTCTTTGATTGTTTGGTAAAACGTTCGGTCGGTAAAAAGAGAGCAATGTCCCATTCGGAAGGGTACACATACATAAATCGAGAACGTACATGCTCGTTAAGATAGTGCTTTACACAAGGAGAAAAGAATCTCATCTTTGCAATACTTGTAAGAAGCTGATAGTTTAGTTTAATCTTTGTTGACTCATCGTAGCGAGTGTTGTTGGCATAGTCATATAGACCGTCCATTAACTTTGCTCTGAGTTGTGGTGGAAGATAGTGAAGATTAATTCCATAGAATCCACCAGGTACTTTACGAAATGGAAAGACCAGAGGGAATCTATCGTAGTAAGGAAGCTCATCTTTCCATTTTGGATCGTAGTTGAACATATACATCGAACCAACAATTGGTGAAGTTGTCAGACGAGCGCTGTCGCCTCTCATTAATGTACGTTCATTCACATTACGCATTGCACCGGCCGTGTCACGAAACCAATCACGGGCACCTTGAGTGCGCGCTGGAATCTGTCCAGAACGAACACCTTGTGTAATGATTGTATCAAATATAGTTGCCACTAGAATTTTAGTCCCAAATGATCTTCTGTTAATATCTCGAAATCCCAGCCACGATCCTTACAAAACGATGTAGCTGCTTTCCACTTGGCTTCATTTACGCCCCACGTCATCACTTCATTAATGTAACGTTTGTTTGGCTTATTTATTACAGCTGGCGGCCGTGTTTGTGCTTTTGGTTTAATCTCAATCAACGCAGACTTTGTTTTGCCATCAGGCATCTTCTTCTTGATATAGAAGTCAACAAAGTAACGATGCATCCGATTATCAATCGGAGAACGATATGGAATCACATGTTCTTCACTGGACCATTCGACAATACTTGGATCTTTGTCTAATCGAGACATGTAAACGAGCTCCCACCTTGAACGATACACTATGTTCGTGGGATCACCTCTGTATTTCGAAGGATTCAATGGTTTGAAAAAACCTTTATAAGCCATAGTTCTATTTATAAATAAAGAAAGAACTTTCAAAGAAGAGAACACATGGCTATTATCAAGCTTAATAACGACGGATTGAGAAAAAGTAAAGGCATTGCAAGCCGACTTATTGACAACGTCGTAAATAAAGTAGAACGAAAGCTCGAAAACGCAGTTGAAGATGCTTTTGGAAAAGCACTAAAGAAGATTGGACTATCTGATAATATTGCGGGACAGCTTTCGGCGCGCTTTGGTGATGCGTTCTCTGTAGGTCAAGCTGATAGATTTTTTGGTACATCAACTTCTGAACAGAATAGAGTTTCTTCAAAGGATTGCGTAGATAATATATTAAATCGCCAAGCAGAAACTGTTGTAGATGCTCAACAATCTATCAATAGCAAAGTTCAAAGTAACGAAGGATTGCTTCAATTCCCACCTGACATTGGCGAATATTACATGCTTATGAAGTTTACAGAGTATGCTCGCCCAAGTCCACAATCTGTAGCTACTCGTAAAGGTCTTAGAAATTTCATTCTTCCTGTACCAAGAGAACTAAAAGAGCAATTTTCAAATAATATCGATCCAAAAGGCATGGGAGTTGTTACCGGCGGTCTTGCCGATATAGGTACTAATATCTTTAGAGGTGCTGGCGAAGGAGCTGGAAAACAACTAGAAGCTCTTCTTTATTCTGCTGGTGTGCAAGCAGTAGGAGATTTTGGTGATGCTGTTGCTCAATTTGGCGGGGCAGTTCCAAATCCTCACCTTCAAGCAATTTTCAACGGTGTTCAAATGAGAACACACAGTTTTCAGTGGACCTTCTCTCCAAGGAATGCTGTTGAAAGTAGACAACTTCAGCAAATCATTTATGAACTGAAGAAATATTCGTTGCCAGCTTTCAGCAATCTTGGTACAGCGGCGCTACAATATCCTCCTTTAGTTGATATTGAATTATATCCTTGGAAGAAAAACAGTGAAGATCTTATTATTTTTAAGCCATGTTTAATTCAAAATATTTCTGTAAATTACTCGCCACAGGGTCTTCCAGCGTTCTTTAAAGGAACTAAGCAACCAACGTTTATTCAAATTTCAATTGACTTCATGGAAACTGAAATTCAGACTGCTTATGACTATGGAACAAAGCCTGGCGATCGTAATGACCAAGCAACAAAGCTTTATGAAGAACTAAAAGCAGCAGGTGCCGAGCAATTCCCTACTATTGCAGCAGGATTGTCGGAAGCATCTAATTACGGAACCAAGTTAATAGAGACTGCAAGTGCTGCCGCAAAAAGGGCTAATCAATAATGTCTAGATACTTTTCAAGATTCCCTCTTGTAGATTATAATGGTACTCCTGCCAAAAACATTTTAGCACGGGTTGACTTTAGTGAAGAGACAAAAAGAGATATCTATTCTAACTTTGATTACGTTATCCAAGATGATTTAATTCGTCCAGACTTTCTTTCATATACGTATTATGATTCGTCACAATATGACTGGATGATCTATCTTTCTAATAATATTATAGACCCTTATCATGACTATTATTTAAGCACAGATGATTTCAAAAAATATATCATTGGAAAGTATGGTACTGTTGAATCAGCAAGAGAAAAGATTCTATTTTATAGAAACGATTGGACATCAGACGAAAGTGTGATTACAGAGGCGGTTTATAACTCTCTTGATACCGCAATTAAAAAATATTGGAAACCAAAGTTAAATGCAAACAACCAAATTGCTGGATACGAGCGTGTAAAAGAAGATTGGGTTGTAAGCACAAATAAAATTTTGGAATTAGTTCTAGCTGCTAATGTTACATCTTTTGATGTTGGAGATATTATATCTCAAACAGCCACCGGTGCTTTCGCCACGATTGTTGCAATTGACACTGTTAGAAACTCTGTTATTGTACAGCACGTTGAAGACGACTTTGAAGTAAATGTAAGTCAAGGTTTGTTAGAGGTAAATGTCCTTAAGGTGAATATTCCAAATACAGAAATTAGTTTCTGGAGTAAGGTGACTGCTTATGATGATGAGCAAGAAAAGAATGAACTAAAAAGATATGTAAATCTTATTAAGAAGTCTTATCTTCCAGAAGTAGAAAAACTGTTTGTAGAGTTACTTAACCCATGAGTTCAAATGTAACAATGAGAGAGGGTAAGTTTAAACTTAATACGTTTGAACTTACTACACCAATTGATTGTAGAACTTTAAAACTGGCGCCATACTGTGCTAGAGCTGACATTTACGAAAGTGTCTTAGAACCAACAGTTATTGCTGAATTTATTATTGTTGATAAAGTTGGTATGTTTAATCGCTTCAATTTTCTTGAACAGCGTATTAATATTGATTTTACTACATATGAAGATAATAAAAATGCAAACGTAAAATACACATTATATCCTATTGCTGTAGACCCAGCAGAAACATTGCCAGACGACAAGGGCATTACATATAAAATTACGTGTGTTTCTCGTGAAGCAATTAAATCTACACAAATTAAAAACATTCCTTTGGTAAGAAAAAAGACCGAAAGCGAAACTATTATTAATGCACTTTTGCAACTAGTGGAAACTGATAAGAATTACTTCTTTGAAAAAACCCTAGGTTTGCAGGCATGCAACTTCACTGAGCTTACTCCATTTGAGGCCATTGATCAGATAAGACTCAAGTCAATGTCTGCACAATATAGTGGCCATTGCTTCTTGTTTTATGAAAACAGTAAAGGGTATCATTTCAAAACCTTTGAAGGTTTGATTGATGATGGGAAGAAGAAGATTGGTGATAAGTATTATACTCAAGTTGCACTAGCAGATGTTTCGGTAACCGGTTCGCGTTGGAGAAACATCCTTGGATTAAAAGCAATCCAAACAGGTAATCAAAACGTTACTAGACTACTTGGCGGTGGTAAAGTTCTAATTAAAAGAAAAAATGTTATCACTGGCCAAATCGATCCATATACCATTGACTCTTCAAAAATAGAATTTGTTTCTTTGAATAAAGGTTCTACTAGCCAGAACTTAACGTCACAAAAGGAACTTTCAAAAGATGAAGGCAGGATTGAAATTACGTATTTCGATCCATCTGTCGAAACAGCAGATCAAGCAGAAGCAAAAGTATTAAGACCATATTATCTTTCTTTTCTTTTTAATACAGTTGCTCATATTACAGTATATGGCGACACCACAGTTACAATTGGTGATGTAATTACGTGTGATATTCCAGAACATACTGGTCTTACTCTTGGTGAAGAAAGACCGTATGTCGAAAGCAATGAGATTCTTGCCGGCAATTATTTGATAACTAAGTGCCGACACATTCTTTCTTTCAATGAAGGTGCTGAATATATGCAAGCACTCGAAATTGTAAAAGATGGTTACGGTGGCACTCCACCTAGACCAACGAAATAGGAGATATTATGAATATTCAAAAGTGGTTTGAAGGCGAAATTGTTGATGTTGACGATCCAGAAAAGCTAGGTCGTGTTAAAGTAAGAGAAACGCTCGGTCATAGCAATAGAGTAAGTTCAGAAGATCTCTTTTGGTCTCACGTTCTTATGCCACCAACAGGAGCAAATGCAAAAGGAGCTGGTGTTTCTCCAGTTGGTTTAACAGAAGATTCTAAAGTAATTGGATTCAAAATTAATGAAACTCTTTCTTATGTAATAGGATCTGTTGCTTATGTTCCTAATGATGCAGATCATTCCGTTTCAAGACAAGCTCGCGGTGCTGGTCCTGTAAAGAAAGATTATATTAAAGAGCTTGGTGAAAAAGAGACCGAGTATGATGCAAAGTATCCTCACAACAAAACTGTTACTACATCCTCAGGTCATGTACTCGAACTTGATGATACACCTAAGGCTGAACGTATCCATGTGTACCATAAATCTGGTTCGTACGTAGAAATCTTTCCAGACGGATCGATCATTACTAAGTCAATGCAGGATTCTGTAAGTGTAACTATGAACGATCACGCTATCAGTGTTGTAAAAGGTGATCTTCAGATTGTTGCTAATGAAGGTATGATTGAAATTACGTCTGATAAAGACATCAATCTTGTTTCAAAGGCTGGAGTAGTAAACATCCGAGGTGCCGTAATTGGGCTAAATGGATAATGACAATTGTTGTTGATCTGCCAAAGATTCCAAAGTTACAATGCTCACCTGATGGTAAGCTGAGCAAGAAAGACTTGGATGCTTATTTTAAAAACATTGGTAGAACTATAGGTCGACTTGAATTATCTGTTGTTGGTTTAGATTTAGATGATGAATGTTCATTAGCAGTTATTGCTGCTATTATTGCAATTGATGCTGCAACACAGCCGCTTGAAAAGATAACAACAACGCCACTAGATAAGCTAAAATCAAAAGAACTTGAATATAGATATCGAGCTCGTGAACTTGGTAAAGACATTGAAGAATACTTTAAAAAGAGTATTGTTGAAATCCTTCTTGATATTGCCAAACTATTAGGAATACCAAATCCATTTGAGGTTCCTATTCCATTTATTGGCACAGCAACACTCTTAGATGAAAATGGTGAACCGTATCAATATGATCCAGTAATTACTGATCTCTTCACAAAAGAAGGACAGAGAAAAGTAAAGCAGGCAATGAAAGAAGACCTTGAAGCAGTAAAAGAGTTTCTTGGTATTGAATCTACATATGATGGAAGTCTTGGAATCAAATCTCCAGACCTTGAAGTCGAAGAAACCTGGCATAAGATAAAGAACTGGTTCAATAAGCTAATCAATGATTTTATTGGAGCGGTTGCTGAAGCAGTTGCCAAAGCAGTAAAAAACATTCCAATTATTGGTAAGCCAATTTATGATTTAATTACAGCGGCAACAGATCCTACCATTACAGTTGAACAAGCATTTGACAAAATGGTAGCCGAGTATAAAGCCAAGATTAAAAAGGCAAAAGAAGATGTCTTATCTGGTAAAGCGGTTGAAGATCTTGGTGAGAAACTACTCGATGAGGTGATTGAAAAGATCTTAGCAATCAATATTCCTCTTATTGGCACGGTAGGTGATCTACTTGATATCGATCCAAACAAAAGAGATATTGTCATGAAGGAAAACATCTTTCATGAACTAGAAGATGCTGTTAAGGAGTTTATTGAAAAGGCTCGTCGTTTCTTTAAGGGCGGTTTGATTGTCAAGATTAATGAGATTCTTGAAAAAGCTCCTGGTTATATCTTAGAACAGTTTCCTATTGTTGGCAAGATTTACAAGATTATCAAGAGAGTTGCTGACATTCTTTCGGGCAAGAATCCATTGACAGAATGTGAAGTACTTAATATACTCTTACCACCAATCTTTAGCTTTGGTAGTTTAATTGAGAACTTGCTTCCAAAGTGCGTAGAAGTCAGATACTTAGAATAAATAAAACTAAAAGAGAAATAGATGGTAGATACTGCACGTATTGATAAAATCACTCGCACGGATAAAGCTTCTGACAAGAAGCCGTATTATAGTGACTTCTATACAAACTTCAACGCGCATCCACAAAACAAGCGTTTAGTAAAGTATGCTAATGAAAACTCTGTAAAGAGATCTGTACGTAATTTGATTCTTACAGAGCCAGGAGAAAGACTTTTTCAACCAGATATTGGATGCAAAATCAGAAGTTTACTATTTGAAAACATGTCTGATATTACTGCAATGCAATTAAAAAATGCTATTGAAGAAACAATAACATTATACGAAAAGCGTGCACGAATAATAACTGTCGAAGTTGTTCCAAATGAAGACCTTCATAACTACGACGTATACATTATTTTTGAAGTAATAAATAGTATTACTCCTGTTGCCCTCAACATAACTTTAGACAGAGCACGATAATGGCTGCCAATTCAAGTATTACTTTATCACAACTTGATTTTAACGAGTATAAAAACTCACTCAAAATGTATCTTACTGAACAAGATGAGTTCAAAGATTATGATTTTGAGGGTAGTAACTTATCCGTTCTGCTCGATGTTCTTGCTTATAACACCTACCAAAACGCATTCTATCTGAATATGATTGGTAGTGAAATGTTCTTAGACTCTGCTAGGTTACGTGATAGCGTAGTTTCGCACGCCAAAGAATTAAATTATCTTCCAAGATCATTTACATCTGCAATTGCTAAAATTCAATTAAGAATTACTCCAACAGATACAAATAAAAACTCGATTGTTATTCCAAAGGGTACTTCGTTTATTTCTCGTGTTGATGACTTCACTTATACATTTAGCACAAATGAAAACATAGTTATTACAAATAAAGTAAATGGTGCTTTCCAAAGTGATACTATCACGATTTATGAAGGCAACTACCTGAGTGATACATCAGTTATTAACTACAGCAGTCCACTTATCTATAGAATTAGTAATAGAAATGTAGATATTTCAAGTATTGCTGTAACTATACTTGAAGACAATGGTTCAGTCACTCAAGAATATACAAGAGCAACTTCGTTATTTGGGCACGATGAAAACTCAAAAGTATTTTTCTTACAGCCAGCCATTGGTGACTCTTATGAAGTAGTATTTGGAGATGGTGTTGTTGGTCGTAAACCAAAAAACAATTCAATTGTAATTATTGAATATCGCGTATCAAATGGTGAGCTTCCAAATGGTGCATTTACATTTATTAACGCATCACGTATTGACAACGAAGCAAATATTATTGTTACAACAATTAGTGCTGCAGCCGATGGTGCAGTTGCTGAAGATCTCAACTCAATCAAGTTCAATGCTCCAAGAGCCTTCACAACTCAAGAACGTGCAGTGACTGCAGAAGACTATGAAAATCTATTGAAGGCCAACTATCCAGAGATCAATGCTGTTACAGCATACGGTGGTGAGGATGCAACTCCTCCACAATATGGTCGTATCTTTGTTTCTGTTGATCTGACAGATGTTGATGGTCTACCAAAGATCAAAGAAGATGAATACAAAAGATTCCTTCGTTCACGCTCTTCGGTTGCAATGGAACCACTCTTCATTACTCCGGATTACACATATCTGAAGGTTGATAGTACTGTTCGATATAATATTAACAGAACAGGTTTAAATCCAGAAGATCTTCGTACTTATGCAATTGATGCTATTTTAAATTATGCATCAACAAATCTAAATAGCTTTGCCAAGACGTTCAGATACTCAAAACTTGTTCAGGCGGTTGATGCAACAGATGCCAGCATTATTAGTAATGAAACAGATATTAATCTAGTAAAATATCTTACTCCACAAATTGGTGTTCCATTGAATCTGACAATTGATTTTAAGTGTCCTTTAACTCAAGAAATTCCTTTGCTTGGTGATGAGCATCCTATTGTCGATATCCATGGTGTAACATCAACTGCTTTTACATATAATGGAATTCAGAACTGTGTTCTAGAAGATAATGGTGATGGTCTTATGAGAATTGTAACTCCTACTGGAGCAAATCATAAGAAGATTATCGACGTTGGAACTGTTGATTACGACACGGGTGTTGTAAGACTGAATAACTTTAATATTCAAAACTATGTAGGTACATCACTAAAGATCTATGCTGAGCCAAGATCGCGTGATATTACTGCCATCCAGAACGTGATATTAAATATCATTGAATCAGACGTGAACATCACAATCGAGCAGATCAGAGAATAATGAAGAAAATAGAAGCAATCATTTCTCCGTTTGTTGAGAACCAGTTTCCTTCTTTCTATCAGGAAGAGGGTCCACAGTTTATTGCTTTTGCTAAAGCATATTTCGAATGGATGGAAACTGCTAATAACGTTCTTTATCAAGCTCGTAAACTTCCAGACTATCGTGATATTGATACAACTGTAGATGATTTTATTCTGCAATTCAAAGAAAAGTATCTAAAAAACATTCAGTTTGATACTGCTACAAACAAAGAACTTCTGATTAAGAACTCGCTTGACCTGTATCGTTCCAAGGGCACAGAACGTTCAATCGACTTGTTCTTCAAATTGGTATATGGTACAGCTGCTGAAGTACGTTATCCAGCTGATAACATCCTTCGTGTGTCTGATGGTATCTGGGAAAGACCAGAATATTTAGAAGTTACACATAAGCGCTTTAACGTTGATTATGTTGGTAAGCAAATTATTGGTGCTATTTCTGGTGCCAAAGCATTCGTAGAAAAGTTTATTCGTCGTCGTACCTCGGTTGGATACGTAGATATTCTTTATATCTCTGGACGCCAAGGCGAGTTTAACAATGGCGAACTGCTTGGTCTAAATGTCAACAATAACCCAGTTTATGATAGAGCAAAGAGAGCAAAGCTCATTGGTTCTGTTAAGCGTGTAATTCTACAAGATCGTAGCCGTGATTTTAGAGTTGGTGATATTGTTACATTCACAGGAACTTCAAACGGACTTGGCGGTTTAGCTCGCGTTGAGTCTGTTAGTGAAGCAACTGGTATCGTAGACTTTATCTTTATTGATGGTGGATACGGATATACACTGAATTCAGAATCAATTATTTCTGAAAAAGTAATTACGCTTGATAACGTTGTAGCAAATACAAACAGCGACCAATACTTTCGTCTGTTCGAACAGGCAGTTGAACCAATTGTAAATGCCACGTTTACGAGCGCGACTGCAAATCTAACGATTGGTCAAACATTATCTCGCTATGCATCAAATGGTCAGGTGTCCGGTTCTGGTAAGATTATTGATATAGATCAAACTGGTGCAAATGGCACGATAATGATTTCGCACGTAAATGGCGTGTTTACAAATACTGCAACATACTATACAACTGGCAATACTATTTCATTCTATGCCAACACGGTTGAAGATAGAACAATTGGCGGCAAAGTAATGGGTATACCACAAGTATACACATTAACTCTAAGAAATCAAAATGGTACGCTTGCTGTAAATCAATCTGTTTTATATAAAAATACTTCTGCTATTGTAGGCAGAGGAACTATTCAGAGTATTACTGCAGATGGTACTGGTAATACTGTTGTAATTAATAATACACGTGGAGCATTCCCAATTGGAGAAAGATTAGAAGTATCCACGGATTCTTCTATCTCTGCTAATGTAACTGCGGTAAATCTTACTGTTGGTGTATATGATATTAGAAAGTTTATTAGTACACTAAAATATTCTACAGCGAATAATAGTGAACTTTTACATAGCAATAGAATCTATCGCTATGACAGTGCCGGAAAGAAGATCGCTGAGGGTCTTCTTCTTACTGTCTCTCACGATGCTGGTACTTCATCTGGTAATCTTACCTTTGTTCCAATCAAAGGTTACTTTACTGAAACTGATACATTCTATACTGGTGCAAACACAGGTCGTGCTACTGTTGTTACATACACGGTAGCAAATGCCGGTGGTGACTATATTGCTTCTGAGCATGCAAGACTCTTTACACAAACAACCAATACCACAGCGATTCCACTTACAACAAGTTTTGGTTCCGGTGCACAGTTTAATGTTGGAACTCTTGGTGATACAGAAGACATCTTCATTGGCACAGATCTAATTTCGGCAAACGGTGTAGGAACACTTGATTACGACCGTGTTACTCTAACAGTCGGATCAAGTTCTGCGTTTGCTGTTGGTGATCGTGTTTATCAAGAAGTAAACAAAATTGCATTTAATGCAAGTAGCTCTGTAAATGCTACAACTGGAAAAATTACTCTTCCAAGTGCTAGCACACTATTCAACATTGGCGATATTGTACGATATCAAGTTGCTGCTGGAAATACTGCACTAAATGGTTTATATAATGGTGATTACTACTATGTTGCAGCTACTACGGCAACAGACGTAATTCTTTCTCATCCATATCGTAAGTTTGACCAAATCAATTCCACAAACTTCTCTACATTTGCTAATAACAAAGTGGATGAAGCGGGACATTACTTATATAAGTTAGCACACGGAACTGTTTTTGAAAAATCAACAGGTGTATTAAGAACTAAAGATAACCACAATTACTTTTCTGTTACTGGCGGAACCGCAGATGTAAGCACACCTGCAAATAGTAATATTATTAAGTACGGTGCAACATCCACAAATACTACTATTGATACTGTAGCAGTTTACACTACACTTAATCAAGCAAATCAAGTATATTCTGCTTTACCAATTGCCGGTGCTGCATTCGGATTTCCAAAGAAT